GTTGGTGGTGACGGTTTGAGCGTTTTCGTAGAACACGTCATCCGTGCCACCGCCAGTTGCACCACCGCCAGCTGCCGCCCAACTCAGTGTGCCGGAGCCATTGCTGACCAGTGCATAGCCAGAAACCGCCGCATCAGTTGATGGCAGCGTCCAGGTGACGTTGGCTGCAATATTTGCTGGACCTTGAAAGGCGACATAGTTTGAGCCGTTCGCAGTTGCTTCACCAAAACGGAGATCAACCTGGTTGCTGAGAGTCAGGTCGCCGGTCATCGTGTCGCCGGTGACGTTGACGAACTCGCCAGCCTGACTGCGCCAGGCGCTGCCGTCCCAGACCTTTACGTCGTAAGCGCTGCCTGTTGTGTCGAGCCAGATTTCACCGGTGCTATTGCCCGCCGTACCACCACTGGCTGGGGTTGCGTTTGGGGCGGTCGTTCCAACGTGGACAGGGCCGACTTTGACAAGGTTGCCCGCGCTGTCCTTAAAAAAGACGCCGGGGCTGGTGGCTTCGGTATTAAGCGCAAGCTGCCCGGCGACCATGGCCGTGGGATCCGGTCGCTTGTTGGCGGTACTGGACCGCAAATGCTGGAGTGCCATTCCTTAACGCCCCAGGCAAAACACGCCGGGCCGGAAATTATGTCGTCAGTCTACTCAAAAAGTGCCGTCGTCCCAAATGCCGCTGGTGATGGTGCCGACACTGGTCAGGCTGCTGCTGACAACGGCGCTGCCCAGGCTCGTGGCATCAAGCACTTTCGTGCCAGCGATTCGATACTCCTTAGTGCTGGCCAGGTCAACATGCTCGCTGAATGTCCATGCATCCGTCGCATCAACCCAGTTGATCGTCTTGTCGGTGGTGCCCTTTAACGTGATGCCACCGCCATCGGCTGTGGTGTCGTCGGGGACAGCGACTTTGCCGATTTCAATGTTCTTGTCCTCGATAGCCAGATTGGTCGTATCGATGGTTGTTGTTGTCCCATTGACGGTTAAGTCGCCTTGGACTACGACACTGTTGTCGAACGTGGCTAGGCCGGTAACGTCTAGCGTTCCAGGGACGTCAACATTGCTTGTCCACTCGACACCAGTTCCGGCCGCATCGGTTTGTAGCAGTTGGCGCGCCGTGCCATCGGCCAAATTACTGACTGGGATTTCGCCGCCTAGGCCGCTGATGTACGAGAGGCTTGTCCAGACGGTGTTGCCGTCGCCGACTTTCCAGTAACCGGTGTCCGACTCGATACCGATCTCGCCAGCAAGAAGGGTCGGGTTCGCAGCCGTCCAGTTAGCAGCCGTATCACGCCGTTGTTTCTGGAGGGCGGTAAGCGTGATGCTCATAAGGCTCCTGCGGGGCTGATTACATAGTCTCTAGCCGGTGCAACGGCAGCCGTACCGCCCTCTAGAGTATAAGATCGCTCTGGGCTGACAGCAGCCGTCAAGGCGTCAAAAATCAGGTCCCCTGGGTCGATCGGGATTGTCTGGAGTTCGATCTCAACCGTGAAGCGGTCTACGCCAGCATCGGTGATTACGGGACTGCTGAGATAGCGCCAGGCGTAATCGCTGATTAGGGGTATGGGGGGTGTTGTGTAATCTCCCCACAGTTCGGCGGGCAGAAAAAAGATTTCATATGAGCCTTGAGCATTGAAATAGTGATATTTTATTAGATTCATTTGCGCCTGGGTTAAATACCCAAACGTAAGCCCCAGGCTTTGTTTTACGCGGCGATTGCCGGCTCGATAGCCCAAGGTGAAACCACTTAAACCTGTTTGCAGCTGGCGCGGCACATCGCCGACCGTGAATGTGCGAGCTGTGGGGGCGAGTGCGGGAAAAGTGTCCATGGGTATCAGAACGTGATGATACTTACACTTTCCAGTTCAACCGTAACGGTAAAACGGTTAAAGCCGGAGGTATCGATCGTCAAAGGACTCGCGTAGCGCCATTCGTAATCTACGGCGTTAATCGGAACACTGTCATAGCCCGCCCATACTTCGGCCGGAAGTGTGAAGGATATAAGAGTGCCTTGCTGTCCGTCGTAATGAGTGTAGATCGCGTTTATTTCTGTTTCGGATAAGCTATTGTAGACGAGAACTAAGCGTTGACTTACTCGTAAATTACCTTGCAAAAAGCGAGTCGATACCCCGCTCGTACCAACGTATTCCAGTTGCGGGTAGTTACCCAGATCAAGGGTCCGGGCGTTGGGTTTTATCGATGGAAAGATAGCCATTATGTTACGGTAAAAGTTCCGTTTACAATTTCGTCGTTAATGATAAAAATATTGCTTGCATTGATCGGGAAGTAGGCAGCTTCAATGTTTGTTACTCCTTCAACTGTATGGGTAACACGGGTAACTTGATAAATTCCGGTTTCGACACGATTGTCGCCACGACTGTTGACTCGTTGGCGACTGACTTCGATATAGTTAGCAGGAGTCAACGCAGCTGTACCTAACTGTACGGCAAAACTAATTGCATGGGTTGAGTATTTGCGACGTGCCAGTTCATACTTCGCGTATTTAGTGGCGTGTTCAGGGGTACAACAAAAATCTGTCATATCGAACTGAACAACAGGGGCGTTGCTGTCTGTATCCGGGTAGCGGACAGTTGTGGTGCGTTGGATGCTTACTGCTGCCGGATTAGCGTCGCGCCACAGAATGGATACGCGCACGGGACGGCGATCTTCGGCATTAAAGTATTTTTTCTGGAAGCTACCAGGAAGAATAAAATTCTCGTCAAATGTTAGGGGGTAAATCGGTCCTGATCCGGGTGTAGCGCTGAATTTACTGGCTGCAGTAGTTTTAAGTTGAACATTACCGGAAACAATTTCAACCGGCAGCAAAGGCTCCAGGTTATAGCGACCGTTACTTGAAATAAACTGCAGGAAAAAATAAGGAGCTGTTTTTGATATGTAGTCAACTACGTTTACAGATTGATCGACAATACCGTTAAATCTCATACTTTCATATCGATTAAACGAGGCTAAATAAGACAAATTTGAGGTATCTATAGGTGCTGCAAGTGAGTCTGTGTCTTCGCCGTTTGCCCGCTTCATGAGCGTGAACAAATACATGGCGAGATCCACAAATAGATCACTAGGGCCATTTAGATATACTCCACCTACTAAACCGGCGCTGTAGAGATCGACTTTTACACCGTACTCATAAAAAACGGATAACTGTTTGAAACTAGAAGGCCAGGAATCTGGCGCAATACCGGAGAATACATTTCCGTTGTTAGGATCGTACAAATTGCCCCATACTTCTAAAAATGTTATATCAGAAAAGTTAGTAAAGTTTTTACCTGCAGGAGGTGATGTTGGGTCGGCGTACGGACTAATCCCCCATTCAGTAATGACGCCATATAACGTTCCAGTGTCAGCCGGCAACCCCGCGTTAATTTGATTAAACAGCGTTCCGGCGCCGTAAGTAAAAACGACCGGACCTGTGGAATAGGGTACGGACCCTGTAGGAGAGGCATAGGTTCCGACCCAGCTACCGTTGATATCTTTTACAGTACCTATATTGCGGCCGCCGATAATTGTACTACCAGAGTATTCAGCATTTATGTATGTGTATGTCGATGCAGGGTTAATGCCTAAATATGCCCAGTATGCTGCTGTGACATCTGTTCCGGTAGCGCTATCGTAAACTTCAATGTCGTTATTATCGTAACGAATTACAGAATTATTCGTATCCCCCGTTCCTTTAGTTAGTTCACTTTGGTAGTAGTAGTTATTTGCGATGTCGGGGCGTCTAATCGTGCCGCCGCTTGTTGTTAAAACATCGCTTAAGTACTGGTATGCGCCGTAATCGCAAAAAATTCTGCCGCCGGTAATAGGGCAAACAGTAGGCGCGGCTTCGCTCGCGCTGTTGCTGAAATAATACTGAAAAAATGGAGTTGTTAAATCTTTGGTGTACCGCATATTACGGTTTCCAACCCAAATTCGATCAAGGCTTAGTGTGCCGTAAAGATCGCCTTGGGATACTGCAAACAACGCCAGTGCTTCAAATCCCTTAGACCCCGTTTTTACTAGGGTGGGTTGGATCCATACACCGCCTTGTTCGTATGGTACTAAAGGATCTAATGCGGGGCTTGTTCTGAACCCAAAAACTATAGGGACAGTATCACCGGCACTAGCACGGGACTGGATCTCTCCGAGAACAGTTTTAGGTTTTTTAGTTTTTACTGCATCCTGTAAAGTTCCAGATGCCCCAATGTCCGAAGATGGTTGTTGCGTAGAACTGGCGGGTGGATGAGGTTTGAAGCTCCAGCCGGAAACATACCGCCCTACGCTGTAGTCGATCGTATAGATAGGTGTGTAGACACCCGCGTCTGTTACGCGATCGGGAACAGTGAAAAAAGCGTCAAAAGCCATTACTTTTGTCCTCGATATTTAACGATGGCAGTTTCGATTAAATAGACCGGCATCAGCAAGTCGCCGCGATCGATAAGTTCCACTGCTGTATCTCCGCGTAGAGACACGCCGTCTTCGGTAAGAAACTCGACTTTTTCGTCGGTGATACGCAGTCGTACGTTTTCGCGGCGCTGTTTGTCGCGGCAGATGACTGTAAGATTGCAGGCCAGCGTATTTTCGGTCATGTAACCCTCACTGCGTCCAGCATGTCTACGGTGATTTTACGTGTTGGCACTTGGGCGTTCAACTGGTTGATGCCGGGATTTACGATCCAGGTGACTGCGATTTCTGTGATAGTAGCTTCCATGATGCTGCCTATATACCGACTAACTAGAAAAGCACTGGAAGCATCGAACTGATCTTGGCCGCCGTTTTGGAGATACAGGGAGGCGATTACAAGGTTGTCGGAGGCAAGAGCTGTTTCTGTAATATCGACGATCGAGGCCAAGGCCGCAATATCGACAGTCAAATCATTCAAGGAGTCGGCGCCGCACGAACCAAAGCCGCTCGGATTAAAGGCAAGATAGCTGTACGGATTGGCGATGTCTGGATCGATGCTTAATGTCTGAGCAACCTGGTAAAAATTTTGCCACTGCGCCGTAGGTATCCGTAAACCCGACACTGGATCGGTAATAGTATCTCTATCTTGGTAATACTCCAAGAAACACATGACGTCATAGCTGTCCATTAGCGGATCCCCACGCTGCTGCGAATACTTGCATCTCTGCTGACTAGGCGCAGGGTCTGTTCGATGCCCGCTTGAACAGCACGGCGCATATCCTGGGTTGTAACGTAGTTGGTGCCGTTCATTTGAGTGACGGGACCTGTCTGGATATTAACTGTAGGCATTGCTCCAATAGAAGAGCTTTCGGTGGTAGCTGATGGAATAGCCGCAGAACCTCTGGCACCCATCATGTAGTTCATGGCGAAACTAGCCGCTTTAGATTCTGGAATTACATATTCACCTTGCCCTGCTTCGGCGATCAGTGCAAAAGTCGGACTATTAACAAAACCACCTGCTGCCATGCGAGGAACGGAAAATGACTGACTGGCAGCGCTATATGTACGTCCCAGTTGTAAAGTTTGGCCTAAACCTTGGCCTAGTGCACCCGCATTGCCGCTGCCCATTGCTGCTTGAGTCTGGCGTGCATTAATGGCTGCCAGTTCCATATTGCGGGCAAAACCAGCGGCTTCAATTTTTTGTCTGTAGGTGGCGTCGGCAATTTGAGTTTGGATAGTTGCATTACGCACGGCATAATCGAAAGTCTGTTTTGTTAATTGCAGGGCATCGTACTGAGCATCAACAGCATTGATATAATCTTGATTAAGTGTTCCTCGGGCTTTAGCTTCAAGCATCACTGCTTGGGCATTTTTGAACAAAATCTCTTGCTTGCGAATATCAATAGTAAGAAGTTGTAAATTAGCTTGGATTTGAGTATATGTAGATGCTTGCTCAAGTTTTGCGTTAGATACCGCAATCTGGTACCTGATGTGATTAATCTCTCTTAGACGCTGGAAGATTGCCTCTTGTTGAGCAAAATTGGTTGTTTGCTCTAATGCTTTATCCAGTAGCTGGACTTCCATGTCCAGTCGCTGTGAGTAGAGATCGTTGAGGGATTTCTGTAACGTAAACTGCGACTGTGCCAGGGTTTCTTGCCCTCGGATTGCGCCAGCTCGAAGGTCGAGTGCGCGGGTAGCGCGCTCTCCGGCGGCTTTTATGTCTTTCTCAAAAAGTGCCAGTGCTTCTTTGTTGGCTTGTACTTTTAGGTCTAGTTTTTTGTTTTCTAGGGCAGTGATTTCGTTTTTGAGTTTGCCCATTTCTTCAGCGGATACAATCCCTTTTGCTACACCACCTGCCGCTTCGATATCTTTTACATTTTTGATAGCTACTGCTAGTTTTTCGTTTGTTGCTAGATATTCGTTTTGGATTTCAATAGAACGGACATTATCTTGCAGAATTTCTCCGTTGAGAACTTTTACTGCTAGACCTTTTTCTAGTTGAAGCTTAAAATTCTCTGCGTAGATATCACGCAAAGCGCGGCCGGCTTCTAGTTGAAGCTTTAGATCGTCTACGCTAAGCGGTACATTCTTTTTAGGTACAAATTTTTCGTATTTGTCGAGCAAGTCCTTTAATTCTTTGTTTTTTTGCGCAGTAGATTTACCCCCAAAACCAGGAGAAAGTAATTGGCTAAGTAGCAATTTATCGTATTCATTTTGAAATTTTTTACGAGCTTCGGGCGGCAGTGTTTTTAGCGTTACTGCTGCTTGTTGATTTAAATTTCCCTGTTCTAATAGCTCATTTAGTTTATCTATAAATGCTTGTAATGGTCCTGCTAAAAATACTTGAAAACGTATATTTAATTCTGCCATACTTCTGCTAAATTTATCGCTAGTTTCTCTTAATTGCTGTAAACTGTTGCCGCCAAAACGTCTGTTAAAATCTTCATAAATAACAGCATTAGCTTTTACAATTTCACCGTTTTTAATTAGAGTCTCGACGTAACGTTCTTGGGCTTTAGACGAAAGCAAACTTTTTTCTTTAATTTGATCGAAACTAGATACTGGAGATTCAAGTGTTTTTGCTAAATCGACAGCGGCTTGTCCGAAGTCTTGAATAATTCGACCTAGGGCTGAGCCGAGAATCTGGCCGCCAAACCCTGTACCAACAAACGAACCGAGCACACCGCCTGCTACTTCGCCGAAACCTCCCCCAAACAGCAATGGAAAACCGGCACCTAGCATAAGGTTTTCGACCATCTTTGAACCTGCTCCTGCGCCTGCTGTTACGCCACCTGCTTTTTTAGCCACGGGAGATTTTGCGGGACCTTGCATAGGTCCGCGACCTTCTGCTAAGTTCATACGTTGCTGAACACGAGACATAGCAATATCTAGATCTCGAAATTCGTTGCTAGTGACGTCGACTAAAACACGCAAATCGTTTAATTCGGCTTGATACGCATTTAAAGCTGCAATACTATTTGGGATTGCGGCTTCTTGATCCAAAAGTTCTTTTACTAATGTTCCGCCGCCGATTGTTTTTCCTTTTGCACCACCAAAAGATAGTTCTTCGGATAAAGTGGCTAGTCGGCTACGTCCTAAGGAATTAGCTGCGACAGCGGCCTGCTGGGCTGCAACTGTAAACTCACGAAACTGATTACTGGCAATATCACTGTTATCCGCTATCCGTTTAAATGTTGTGGAGAGTGCTGTTGTGTTTGCAATAGTTCTACTAGCTGTAGTACCAAATGCCTCAATCGCACGCTCGCTGTTAATGAAACTATTTTTTAGCCCGTTGAGTTCTTTAGCGGCTTTACCGAAACGATCCGCTAGTTCGCCGCGTCCTGCAACTTTAGAAAGATTGATCGGACGGGTATTGATGTCTTTGACCAGACGTTCCAGTTCTTGGACGCGGTTAAGAACCCCGTCCACCATTCCGGTGCCAGTTACACGTACGTTAATAGAGGCGTCGTAACTGGCCACTCGCGGTTTACCTCAGTAGTGACAGTCTAAATCGAAAGCCGCCGGGGTTAGCGGCGGCGTTTGGCGGCTTCGATGGCCTTGCGCTCCTGTTCGGCGCGGATGTTGTAAAAAGCGTTCCAGGCGAGGACTTCGGTGGCGGTCATTCGGGTGCGAAGCTCGGTCAAGGTGATGCCGAGT